TACTGGTACTACTTGACCATGTAATAACATCATAGTTTGCCATCCTTTACTTATTTATACTTTGATATTTTTTTGTGTTGATTATAGTTTCTTTTTTCCATAATGGTTTATTGCCTAATGTAAAATCTGGTTCTGGAAGAAATCCATTACCATTTTTTGTTCTTTGAATCCAGACATAAACTGTTCTTAATTTGACATCGAATATTTCTGCGACATCTTTACATGTTAAGAAATCCATAATTTACCACCGCCTTTCTTTGATTAAAAATAATTATAACAAGTGTTGCATATAATGCTACATTGTATATAATTTAATACATGACATTAGAAGATATAAAAAAGAATCTTAATGCTATCGCAAGTAGCATTATGAAGAATCCTAAAAAGCAAGTTGATAGCAGCGTTGTTCTATTGTTAACAATCGCTAGCACTCTTGTATTAATGATGGATGAGTTAATAAATAATAAGGATGGTAATAATGAATCAATATCAGAAGAAGAGTAGTTTCTTAGATAACTACGTTAAGGTTGATGACCTTATAAAACAAATGAACGAGAAATATCCAGATGGAAGATTAGTTTCTGAAATTGTAGATATATCAGATAATCATGTAGTTTTTAAAACTGTGTTTTATGAGAACGCAGAAACTGAAATTATAAAATGTACTGGACATGCTAGACAAACTAAAGATGACCATAATAGTTGGTTTGAGAAATGCGAACAGAAATCACGTGGTCGTTGTCTAAGAGTTCTTTTAGGTTCTGAAGTAACCTATGAAGAAATGGAAGATGTACCAGAAGAAGATTTAGCTAAAGCAGCTAATAACGCAAATGCAGCACAAAAAACTAACAATGCTTCTGAAGAAGCTGACTTAACTGAACTGAACTCCGTTTCGTTTATGCGTACTAATGATAAGTTAAGTACCAACAAAGATGGTGCAGATAATAATGCAGTCAAAACTTTGCAGAATATTCAGAAGCACGTTAGTGGAACTGATTTGTTACGACTATTAAATGATGCTTTATCAGAAGCATATTTGAATCCAGTTAAGGATTTAAAAACTGCTAAAGCTTCTCTTAACAAGTTAGCGCCAGCTGATGTAATTGAGTTAAATAAAATACTTATGCGTAAAGAAGATAGTTATACTAATAGTTAATTTACTTAGATAATTCTTACAATCTTCTGATATAAGAATCATCCTTTACATCTAAGTAAATGGCAAACACGCAAGTGCAAGCCAAAAGATAAGACCACCTTGCGGTGGTCTTTCTTTTTTGTACTGTACCCCTACAATACGATTTCACGTATAAATGTCTACCACTCATCCTTTATTTCTAATAATGTGTGCTAAACACAAGTCCTAAGATTGAAAGCTTTACCTTTCTTTATCTTATTACTTAGACCAGCGTTTTACTGGTTTAGTATGAGTATAGCAAAATTTTTTTTTATTGTAAATTGATAGTTTTGTCGTGCATGCTTCGTAAGCGCATATCCGCTCATCGTAATTCTTTTTAGGTTTTCGACCTTTTACGCCACGCCTACGTGCATACAAACTCATTTAACCCTTTGGTATGTTGTTACCCCAACTATTAGGTGCATCTTCAATAGCGTTCTGTAAAAACGATATTGCAGCGGATAAACCACCGATAACTGCTGCATAAAGAATTTCTGATTCGTTATTTAACATTAAGTTACCAGCAAGTCCACCTAAGAACCCTTGTACAAAAGTTCTAACTGCTCTAATAGCTGCATTTTTCCAATAGACCATTATTTTTTCTCCTTTAGTCCTAATCTGACCGCTGGATATTCAACTGTTGTCCATCCTTTTTCTGGATGTACAAACATTAATCTCTGGGTCGGTTTACCTTGTGCCGCTAGATTTTCAAGTGCATAATGGTTTGAACTTTCAGTACTACCGCTACAACGTACTGTTATTCCATTAAACTCTTGTTGATAAAGCTGATGCCAATGACCAAAAGCTACATCTTTAAAGTCTGGCATCTGCCCATCCATAGCCGCTGCTTTCCATCCTAATACCTTTTTACGCACTCCATAAAATGGTATTCCTAATGAACCTCTGATTTGGTCGCCATGAATAAGTAAAGAACTATAGTTACCGATTCTATCGACTGCGAACCATGCTCTATCTCCATCGCTACCTTCTGGTATATCCCATGTAATTCTTTTTTCATCTTGTAAAATAAGTCTTACTGTTTCATAAAGAAATCTGTCGCCATTATCTTCGTGATGATGCTGACCGAATCTACCTAATCTACCATGATTACCAATTACTCCAACAAAATGAACTTCATCAAAATTAGCTAACATAACCCTTAAAAAGTTTGCCAGCATAGTTGCGCCATTTTTAAATATCTGTCTATAAAGTCCAGAATCTATTAACCATTGTTGACCAGCAAATATATCAGTACCTTCTATTAAATCTCCTAAAGCCCATACGTGAACTTTTCTTACTGGATGCGAAGCTCTCTGGATATTTGTTAATTCAACAACTTTTTCTGCAAACTCTGCTACACGACCACCAGCAATTTCTGAATTATAAGATTTAGTAATCTTACCTAATTGCCAGTCAGATAGAACTGCAACTGCAACTTCTTCTCCTTTTTTACGTGTATCTTTGTTAGGTTTGTCAATTTTAGGTATGTCAATATCTGCAATAGCATCTTTGACTGCGTTGACTACCGCAGCTTCTAAGTTAGCGGTTTTATCACGTTCTTTATCAAGTTGTTTGTGTAATCTGGTAATAGTAGCTTTTAACTCTTCTACCTTACGCTCTTCTTCTGCTTCAACTACAAATTCATCAAGCGACATTTTCATTATCCAGTCTTGCTACAATTAATTCAAATATATATCTACTTGAATAGTTCCATCCGCATTTTTGTTTAAGATACTCTCCTAATGTTCTAATTGATACTTCTGGATTATTTTTCTTATAAGATACAACTTCTTCAAGTTGTTTAGCGCCTTCTGGAGTTTTCCAGATAGCTATTGTACTTTTAGATTTTACAAATTCTTCTAAAGAATTTTGTATTTCTTCTTTACCTTCGACCATTTCAATACCGCCTTTTTGGGTTTCTTCCATTTTGGTTCTTCACTATGAATCCACTCGTACATTTGTACACCGCAGCATTGAGTTGCCTTATGGTCTTTATGACCAGTAACCATTATCTTTTTATTATATTTCTCTTGCATGATGTCAACTAAACGTTCTAATGCTCTTTTAGCATTATCGTTTGGTGCATCACTAATACCACCTAGCCAGACAACACTTACAAAAGTTTTGTTAATTTGTGTTACGCCACTATGTGCAGAATAAACTCCAAATCCTCTCAACTCTATAATTTCATCTGATACATTAGATATAGCAAAAGAATAACCTATGTCATCCCAATTTCTATTATCCATGTGGTCTTTTTGTATTGATTGCAAGTAATGAAATACATCATCTATATCGTGCATAGATGGACTTACCGCAGCGCCTGTGTAGTGAACTGTTAGTCCTTTAATATATGATTCATTAATAGGTGTGCGCTTTTTTGGGTCTAAAAGACCAGCACGCTCTCTACTTATGATGTCATACATTAATCCAATGATACCAGATGTAGTGTTAAGTTATCAGTTTTATACTAAATATTGTATATTACCACTTAACTTTGTTTGCCCACCATGCAGCTGACATTTTACCTTTTGCTATATTCTTTTCATGTCTTGCTTTAAAAGAACTTTTACGTGCTTTTTCTGATTTAGTAGATGGACTTTTACCAGCGCCTTTTACTCCTTGTTGACCAAATCTAATTAATTTATATTTACTACCTTCTTTAGCCATAACAACATGTGATTTAGTAGGATGATTAGGTGTTCTTTTAGGTTTATTAACACCTTCAAGCTTATTCTTTTTTATTTGTGCTTTTACGTGGTCTGGTGTTGCCATGTTATAAGCTTAATATAAGTTAAGTAAAGTCCAAACATTTATGACATATATCAGAATCTATATCATCATAAAATGGTTGTAAGCAGTTATCGCAATCTTTTGTGTAAAAGTATTCTGCCATTATCCTTGTAACTTAAATAGTAATTGATTAAAGTTGCTTTCTAGCATATCAAGTTCACTATTAAGTTCTATTACCATAGCATCGCATGCCTTTTGATGTGATTTTATCTCTTCTATTGAGTTAAATACCCATCCAAAAGCGCCAATAACAAAACTAATCAATAATGTTTTGATAGTTTTCATATCTATTTTCATTTGTTCTCCTACATTAAAACGTTTACAAGTGTTGCGATGGATATTCCAGCGATTATCCATCCATATATCTCCGCTCTAGTAGGTCTTGTATTTATATCTTTTTGTAATTCATCAAGTTTATTAAAAATCTTTTCTATATCAATCATAATTTTATTTGTCATTTCTTTCTGTGTGTAGTTGTCTGAATTTGTCATTTTCTATCCTTGCAGCAATCACTACCATGTTTGCAGTTGCATATCTGCACAAAAGAACCATCTTCTTTTTGATTTACCATGCACATTATGGAAGGTCATCCCTATTTGTCGAAAAGAAATCCCACTCTTTATCGAAATAACTTCTGTTATCTAAATCCCAATTACTTATTCGCTTAATAAATAAACTAATTTCTTTTAAAAAATAACCTATTAATAATCCGATTACAAAATCCATGTTGGAGATTATAACATATTATATTAAAGACTTTGGTCGCCTACTTAAAATATCTTTATAAATATTATTTAATTTAGTTTTATATTGTAATAAAAATTTATTCTGATTTATATAATTTTGTATATCATCAGTTATTTCAGTATATTTTAAATCAACTGGTTTATTAAAAACATATCCAATACATGGTTTATCAAAATCAAAACTTATGTAACCAGTTTTATTTATGTCATCTAATATCCACGTGCTACTTTGATTTCTAATCCATCCATAAGGTTTATATAAACCATTAAGATAAGTTACATTTTCTGTTTTCATGTTTATTGGTGGTACTGTTAAAACTTCTAAATCTTTTTCATCAGTAATAAAACTATAAGGTAACTGCATCTGAAAATCTACAAATTTATTGTTATTGTTAGTAACTCGTACTAAATTTTCAACTAAAGTTCTAAGTTTCGGACTGTCATAGACTTCAGAATTATTTATATTGTAATTTACAAAAGTATTGCCATTATTTAAACCAAATTCAAATGTAATACTAAATGGTGGATAACCATAAAATAATCTTTTGTCTGCACTTTTTACTGCTGGACATCCAGTTCTTTTTTCTTGTGCATGTTCAGTTATATTTTTGTAGAGTCCTTTAGGTATTTCAATATCAGAAATCCTATTGACATCAATTATGTATTTAACTTTTATTGCTTTTTTGTTAACAAATATCACAATAATTCTGCAATATCTAAGTTGTCAATATTTGATTTTATGCTCGGCATACTCCAACATCCATAAGAATTAGATAAGACATAATTCGGATTATTAAGATTATAAAGTATTTCTTGCCATCGGTTTGTTTTAATACTTAAACACTTAGTAGCTTTTTGAACTGCATCATGCCAAAATTCTGTTTTGTATTTACTACCAGCTAAATAGTGCATAACTATTATATCTTGCACTTCTTTGAACCACTCAATATATTCTTTGTTAGCTTTTTCTATACTTTTCTTGCCATTGATTACATCAAATATTTTTCTATTAACTTCTTCAACTGTTGCTAAACTTGTAGCTTCCATTGGTTCTAAGAAAAAACTTGCGTTACCATTATAAAATACTCTTTCAGAAAAATTGTTTTTATGAAAGTAATTGTTAAAGTTTATATTTAACCTATGTAAATCTCCAGATAAATTAACTGATTCTATATATTTATCTAACTCTAACTCTATTTCTTCGATGTCATTAAAACTAGAATTGTATAAATAACCAAATGACACTCTATTTGCTAGTGGTATTCCAAACATCCATCCATTTTTCATCGCTTTAGTTAGTGTGTAAGTATATTCTGGTTTATCCCATGAACATTGTTTTACAAGTGCTGCGTTAACTGGTATATAATCTGCTTGCCAATAATTATCTAAATTTTTTGGAGTTCCTGTGCAGTCAATAATGTAGTCTGCATCTACATCATTATGAGATGCAATATTCTTATCAATAAAATTAATTCTATTTTTGTTTTTTTCCATTATGTATTCTTGTAACATAACTGCGTTCATGTGTATTGATATATTCGGCATAAAAAAAGTATGATGATAGTTTTTCTTACCAAATCCTTCGTAGTATATTGAAGTTTTAAAATTTCCATTAATAAGCGGTAAGTCTTTAAACTCCATGCCTAAAGTTAAATTTAATTGTTCTGGCACATTTAAAGTAGTACCTTCTCCAACTGTTTGTTCTTTTATTGAACTATCATAATAAACATCAATTTCATAATCAGTATAAAAACCAAAATGATTATAAGTTAAAGAACCAGCAGTACCTTTACCTAAAATTGCAATTTTTTTCATTTAAACTTCCTATGACTATATTTAAAACTTGATACTGTTTTCATAAAGTTAGCATTAAGTATATCTTTATATTTTTCAAATTTATCAAAACTTATTTTAAAATTTTCTCTTTTGTAAGGAACGTACATACATAGTGGTTCTCCTGCTTTAATTAACACTTCTTCTTTATCGCTAGTATAAAATATTTGTAATACAATTTGAGATATAGAATCTGCTGCGTATTGACCATAAGCTACATGCCACTCTTTATTAAAATCGTAAAGCATAGGTATTTGTCTAAAACTATATCCTTTTGGAACTATTGCTTGGTAAGGATAATATAATTTAAAAACTCCTTTAACCGCTTTAGGATTAGGTAAATAATCAACAAATTGTCCATTTTCGTGGTAATCCATTTTTATTTTATCGTTAGTTGTTCTCCATAATGCTTCTTTACTGTTTACACTTAACCATATATCACATGGCGCTGGTAATACTATAGCTTCATTGTAAATATCAATAAATGATGGACATATTTTTGCAGTTCTAACGTTAGGTACTAGTTTATTTATTATTGGATAAACTGTTTTATTATCGTGTGGCATATTTTTTAAGTAATCTGGCATAAAATATTTAGCTAACTTCGGTTTAAAATTATCTATTAAATCAAAACCATCTATGCTACTTATAAATATTATTTTTTTCATAAAGTCTTTTTTATAAACATCAAATTATTGTCTAATAAAAGTTTGTTTAAATTAAAAATTCCATTGTGTGATTTTATAACACCAGTCATGTAATCATCACTATCTGGGTCAAAACTAAAATACATTATTTTATTTTCATGGTCTTTCATAAATTTATTAGAAAATGCAATAATTTTATCTGTATTTTCTGGAAGATAATCTAATTCATGTAATCGTATATTAATTCTTTTATGACATCCAAAACCCATATCAATTAATAACGCATATAAATTAGGTTCTAATACTTTTAAACATTTAGCATAATAATTGTAAATTATTTTACCTTTAGAATTATTTTGTAAGATGTCCGCTTCTTCCATATAAGAAAGTATAGCGTATTAGTTTTTATGTGTAATCGTTATTTGGTTTATAAGGATAATCTCCAGCTACCCATTGTTGATTAGTTTCATCCCAATAATAAGATGTAATTTCGTAATCTTCTGGCATTGGAACTGGTGGGTCATAACTAGCAGTATCTAAATTTAGAACCCAACTATCAAATGGTTTATGCGGTAAAAAAATATCATTTTCTGCATCGTAAGTCATACCAACACTAGCGTAATTACCCCTAAAAGCTTTTTCTTGTGTATCACTAGCTTGTCCAGTTTCTTCGTTTATATGTACATTTCTATAAGTATTGTATGAAGTTCTTTTGACTGAAGTAACATCTGCATTAAATAAAAGTGCTTTTTCTAAATATACTTCTTCCCAATTTACAACTTCTCCATCTAATAAAGAATCTTCATCTAATCCTTTTATAACATTTACAACTTCGTTTTCAGCGTTTAACCATGCGTAATGTGCCATTATAAATCCTAACTAAAACTAATATTTCCACTACCACTATTTATGTAAGTAGTTTTTGTTCCGTCGCCATTATCTGTAGTTGATGATGATAATGTACCATCTGTTGCCATAGTAAATCCACTTGGATAATATAAAGCAACTCTACCAGAACCGCCAGCGCCACCATTTGATTGACCATTACCGCCATTACCGCCATTACCACTATTAGCTGCGCCAGCAGCGCCACCGCCACCAGAACCGCTACCGCCATATCCGCCATATCCTACACTATTTGCAAAAACTGAAGATACTGGGTTTATTCCACTACCACGTGTTGAACCAGAAGCAGCGCCAGCTCTACCGCCACCGCCACCACCAATTTGGTAACCATCTGGAGAACCTGCGCCATTGTTTCCTTGACCTGCTGGAGTTGCAAGACCACCTGATGAACCACGAGAACCAGCGCCACCGCCACTTCCACCAGAACCGCCATTACTCCAGTAACCATTTCCTAAACCGCCACCATTTAATGTAACTGTGCCATTGACTTCATCTGTAATAGTAGTACTACCACCTTTTCCGCCACCACCGCCACCAGTACCAGCGTTACCACCTGCGCCAATAGATATAGCGTATGTTGTTCCTACTTCAAATAAAGCTCTTTGTAAATCTAAGCCACCAACTGAAGCGCCACCATTATAAGAAATATATGTTTCTGAATCGTGCATACCACCTGCGCCACCGCCGCCACCGCCACGAGTGTGTGAATCGCCATGTTGTGCGCCACCGCCACCACCGCCACCAGCGATAGCAAACCATTGTACATCTGGTACTGCTTGTAAAGTAAATTGTTCTGTATCTAGTAGATAAGATATATCATTGACTTCAAATACTCCGCTATTACCGCCAGATTTACTTTGTGTCGATGCTTTACCACCTACATATCCAAATGGCATTTATTCTCCTTTATGTAATCTCTAGTGCAGACAAGTATGCTTCTAAATCGCCAGAAGCTGCGCCACCAGTTAACTTTAATTGTTCTCCAGCTTCTAATACAATTTTACTTGTACCAGCTAACTCTACTGATGAATCTGCTACGACTGACATTGTGTGTGCAATAGCAGCTTTTCTTGTAGTTCCATCACTTTCGTATATAACTGCGGTAATTGTGTCATTGTCTGTACCATCAATATTTGTAATACGTACACTAAGTAGTATTGCAATATTTCCAGCGCTAGCTGGTGCAGTATATATTAAAGTTTCAGAACTTGTTATCTGTTGCTTTGCGCTTACAAATGTATTTGCCATATTCCTACTTCCTTTATCCTAATGCTATGACTAATCCAATATCAACACCGCCAGCAGTAGCATTATCTACATAATCTTTAACTGCTGCACTTGTTGGTATTGAAGTGTCGTTATCGTTAGAACCTATACCTTCTGCTTCCACGATTAATGTTGAAGCATTAAATTCTGATGTTGTTATTGATAAATTTAATTTTGACTGTGCTATAGCTGCGCTTGCATCTACTTCTGAATCTGTAATTGCTAAATTTAATTTAGATTGTGATATTGCAGCAGCTGCATCTATTTGTGCATCAACTATACCAGCAACATCTAATGTGTATGTATTTGAAGCATCATCATAAGTACCAGTTAAAGCATCTCCAGCTTGAAATAAATCATTAAATCTATCATCAACTCTTTCGTTTGTAAAATATAAATTTGTTGTGCCTTCAGTTACATCATCAGATGTACCAGATAATTCTGATAAATTATCTACACTTTGAACTTGTGAATCAACGTAAGCTTTAGTTGCAGCATCTTGTGCAAGTGTTGGGTCTGATACGCTAGTAATTTTATTACTATTCATATTTAAATCACTTGTTGGTGCGGTAAAGTCTGTTATTTTATTTGATGTTGTTGTTGCGCCAACTTGTGCTGCGGTAACACTATGTGGGTTAGAAGTATCAGAAGTATGAGAAGATAAATCTCCAGATGTTGCTAATCCAGCTTCGCTTGCAGTTTGATTTATCCACTCTGAACTTGTTGAATCGTAAGCTAAAACTTCGTTGTCTGCTACTGATGCAATAGTTACATCTGTTAATTCTCCTAATGTATCTAATGATAATAATTGTGTGTCAACATAATTTTTTGTTGCAGCATCACTTGATGCAGTAGGTTCTCCTAAGTTAGTTAACTTAGCAGTACCAGCATCTAAATCTTCTACTAACGTAAGTGTATGTCCAGTCTTTATGGTTACTGTTAAACCACTCGAACCAGATAGTGTATCTACGCTTAATTCACTCATAATATCCTTAATCTTCCATTAACTGTTAATGTACTTCCGCTATCTATTGTTATTGGTGCAACTAGCATGTAGTTTTCTCCACTAGCTAGCGTTTTATCTTCTGCTATATTAGTACCATTTTTGAAAACACCTTTATATTGTACGCCTTCAATTCCAGAATCAATATTGTTTAAAGCAGCTTCACTTAATGGTGTTACACCTGCTACCCATGTTTGTTGTGTGTAGTATTCTCCTACGTTAGCCAATAGTATCAGTCCTCTCTATCTGTATAGATTCTACCGCAGTTTTTGTACGACTATACAAAACTCTTGCAAATAATACTCCAGAATCTGTAGTTGCAGATGCACTTGAACCACTAAAAAAACCAATTTCTTCTATTGTTCCAACTGCTTCTTCTGGTGCTACATAAAGATTAGTAATTGTAATTCCAGTACCACCAGCAATTTGACTGGTTACTGCTTTTCTAAAAGTTTCGTTACCTAAAGTAGTGTCAGCAGTTGTTGGTGCAGTATTATCAGAACCTATACCAATATATTTAATTTCACAATCAATAGCATTATTTCTTAATGCTTCTGCAAGTAAATTTTTGCCTTCTGATGTAATTAAATTTTTTAAATTTTGTTCATCAACTAAATTACCATCTTTATCAAAAGCTTTTATATTTAAAGTTCCTTGCCAATTTAACATACAACTAAACTCCCACTTACAAATGTTGAGTTACTAGGTAATGGACATGCCAATACTGTTT